AGAGCCACCGACGCTACTGTCGGAACGGGGATCATAGAGCGGGATCCCGTCGAGCTCGAAACGCACGGTTGGCAGATTGTTGAAGACCTCCCGGTTATAGCGGAAGGTCAGGATGGCATAGGCGGTGCCGCGACCGACAAAGCTGCTGCTCCACGGCCGATCAGGGTAGCTGGCATATTTTGACACTAGCATCGGGTCGGCTGTTGTCTGGGTGCCGTCATAGAACTTGATCCAGGCGTGATCCGTTCCACTGATGCGCTGGCCTAGCAATGGATAGCCGTAGTCTGGATGCGCTGAGGTTCCCAAGTCCGAATAGCCGTCATTCAGAATAACGCAGTTCAGGCCAATGCCCGGCAGATCGCTCAGTTCAATCACATACGTCAGAAACCCGTTCGGTGTATACCCGTCATTATGGCTCATAGGTGGGCAGACGTGGTGGCCCGCGGTGGCGGTGCGCCCGAGGATAAAGCCTTGGGGTTCTGTGCCGCCCGTGGTGGTCACGGACGTTTGGATCCCGCTCTGCTTGATTGTCGGCTTGGGTGTCAGCGCCCGTGCGATCAGCGAAATACCGACCGAGATCGCTGTGTTCACAATCATTGAGGCAATAAAGGAGCTGGCAGCATAGGCTTTGACTGCAACCACAGCGGTTTGGAACGCGACAGCAACGGCAGCACCAACAGGGGGCATTAATCACTCTCCACTTTGAAGGCGCGCCGCATGTGGCCGCGTGGGACAAGCCCAAGGCCATCAGACCGCAGGCAATAGATCATCTCGCCGGCGACAATACCGAAGGCCTGATCGTCGAGGACGGCGAGGTCGCCCACCTGTGCGAAAGCTGGTGGGATCTCGGGCAGATGTGTGGCGGCATAAGCGACATGGTCTGCGAACCCGGCCTCTGTGAGCAACTGTTGGCCGCGCTTGAGGCTGCGGTAGGTGCTGCGCCAACCGCGGGCAAAGTCTCGGCCGGTCACGCGCTTGACCCAACCGGCGGCAAAGAGCGCGCAGTCGTGGCGGCCTGGGCGAAACGCACGCCGGCCCGCGTCTGCTGCATATTTAATGAGCAATGAAAGCCGGTCCATCAGGCGCGCTCCCGTTTCTCGCCCCACCAGACGCCAACCTCGCCAGCAATGTCGGCATAATCGCGGAAACGGTCACCGGCATTGCGGCGGCGCATCTCCGCGTCAGATCGCGTGAGCGTCAGGGCGCGGGTCAGGCCACGCGCGGCGCTGGCCAGTGTGACCGTGGCCTCACTGGTGCCGCCGACTTCTGCCGTTCTGAGTTTGACCTCATCGACCCAACCGCGAAACACCCTGATAGGTTCGGCAATGAGCTGACCCGTCTCGAGCGACAGCAGACCACGGTGGACCTCCACCGGGGCGAGCCGCGCATCATACCCACGCAGAAGCAATGACACCTCCGGCGTGAGCGGGCTCAGCGTTGCTTGCAGCATGCGGACCTCGAGCCCGATGCCAGCCCGGATCGGTTCCACGCCAATCAGACCACCGGCGCCGAAGTAGGTGCGGTTGGTGCCATTGATAGCGATGGTGAGGTGATCATCGCCTTGCCAAAGACCAAGCGCCTCAGTGGCACCGGTCTCCCGGTTGCGGGCCAGCACATGGATCATGTGGCGGCTGGCCACGCCCGAGCGGGCGGCGAGATACGCCGATGAGGTTGGGTCGAGGATACGCATGGGAGGGCTGGGTCCGGGTTTGACAGGGTTGGATTTGTGTATTAAATTACACAGATGTTCGAGGTGCGGCAGACAGAAGTATTTGAAGCCTGGATCGATGGCTTGAAGGATATGCGCGCTGTTGCCCGCATCGAAGTTCGGTTGCGGCGGTTGTCTTTGGGGCATCTTGGTGATGCGAAATCGCTTGGTGACGGTGTGAGTGAGATGCGGATTGATTACGGTCCAGGGTATCGACTTTATTTTACACTCCGGGGCGAGCGGATCGTGATCCTGCTCTGTGGCGGAGACAAAAAGCGGCAGAGTGGCGATATCGCCCGTGCGAAACAAATGGCAAAGGAGGCTGACGATGGCACTTGAGACACGTACATGGGATCCGGTTGAGCGGCTCTCATCCCCTGAGGCGCAGGATGCCTATCTTGAAGCGGCCTTTGAAGATGGCGATCCTGACCTGATCGTGGCGGCAATCGGTGATATTGCCCGTGCCCGTGGCATGACTGAAATCGCAGCGTCTGCAAATGTCAGTCGTGAAGTCATGTACAAATCCTTCCGACAGGGTGGCAATCCGACGTTGAGCACGCTGTCTCAGGTGGCCCGCGCTCTTGGTTACAAATTGACTTTCCAGCACACAGCCCAGCAGTAAACGGCTCACCTCAGCGTTTGGATAAAATCGAAACTGGCCCCGCGGCTGAGCGCCTGTCGTCCCGTGGCATAGGTGGGTTCTGGCAGCAGCCGCGCCTTGCAGGCCGGGCGGATCAGCGACACCGTCAGCCCCGCCGCTGCACCCGGGCGCAGGTTGGGCACCAGTTCCAGCATCGGCGTGAGCCCTGTGCTTGAGGCGGTGCCGCCCACGACAATGCGGTGTAGCGCATATCGGACTGGGTTGTTGCCGTATTGAAACGCCAGCATGTCGCCGGCTGAGAGCGCATAACCCGCAGGCAACCCAGTAATCCGCAGCTCGCGCATGTTGCTGGCGACTGAATGGATCGTCACAGCGCGGTTGCCAAGAATGGTGCCGGTCCGATCATTCGCGGGGCCGATCTGCCGCGGATCATTGCACAAAAAGGTCGCCCCCGGCTGGTCCATCAGCGCAAGCAGTGCCTCCATCTGTGCATGGCGCGGATGGTTTGCCTGCGCCAACCGGATCGTACCAGTCCAGAGCGAGGCCCCAAGACTGGCGCTGATCACCGTGCCATCGCCAAGCCGCGTATGCTCTTGCGGATGCGACAGGCGGAACGTCACCTCTGCAATGCGCAGTGCGCCAAGGAATTGCGTGTATGAGAGTGGATAGGTCAGCGCCATCATCCGCTCCGCCGTGGGTCCTGGCTGACACGCGCCACGGTGCGTGGTGCGACCAGCCGATCATATTGCTGCAGTGCGCCAGAGACGCCGGCATTGACCATCTCCTCAATCTCGCGATTGCCGCGCGCGCCTGCGACGTTGACCGAGATATCAAGGCGCTGTGGCCCAGCGGATTGGCCGCCTTCTGCCACCTCGCGACGCGACAATACCCGCTCGCCACGCTGCAGGATCGTGGGCACCTCGTCCGGGCGCAGTCCTGCCCAGCCTCCGGAATGCATCCGGGGCGCACCTGCGAAGGCCAATGCTGGAACAGACCGGCTATGGCCTGACAATCCCACCATGCCGCCTGCGTGCGATACAGCGGCCGTGACGTTCCCACCGCCAATGCCACCGAAAGCGCTTGATAGTGCGTTGGCGATGGGGCCGAGCACGGCATTGCGGAAATGCAGCACCGCCAAGTCTTCAAGGATCGAGGCCACCAGCCCTTTGAAATCAACTTTCCCAGTCTTCACGAAATCCCGAAACGCGCCCTCAGCTGACCGGAAGGCCCCGACCAGTGTATCGCCCAGCCCCTTGCCCCAATCCATGGCGTCACGCGCGTAGGCGGCCAGCGTGTCACTAACCGCAGCCCAACCGCTGGCGGCGATCTCGCCGGCATCACGAATTTGCCCGGCGGCGACTTGGCTGGCAGATCCTGCCTGTGCGGCTGCTGCCGCAATGTCCGCGCCAGAAAAGCCGTTCTCTGCATCAGCCAGCGCGCTGGCCAAACGATCAGCAGAGGTTGTGGCGTCATCAAGTGCGGCAGCTCCGTCTTCAGAGCTGCCGGCCATTGCCGCGCGCAAGGCCTGCCAGGCCGTCAAAGGCCCGGCGGCTGCGTCAGAGAGTATGCGCGCGGCTTCGGCATACCCGGATGAGCGCCCGCGGGCATCGTCAGCCATGCCGCCAAAGAGCTCAGGGGCCTGAAACGGATTGTCCTCAAACGCCCGGCCATAGGCTTCAGCGGCACGCTTGCCCAGTTGCACAGCTTCTGGAACGGTGCTTTTCCATTCCGAGAGGTCCGGGGCCGGGATGGCCCAGTCGGGACGGCGCCCACCAAGGGTCAGGACGGCATTCACCGCCTCCGTGATGCCGGCAAGCCCGGTCTCCATTGTGGTCACCAGCCCGTTGATCGCCAGCACGCCGATCCGGTCAAAGACCTCCGGGAGCGCTTGCCAGATCGCGCGAACTGCCAGAAACGTGCCCTCGAAGGTGTTGAGCGTCGCGTTGGCCCAATCGGTCACCGCGTCTGTTGCTGTCTGGAACCCGTCGAGAATGGTTGCCTGTGCTGCGGCCCAGCTGCTTTCCACGCGCGCCCAGGCGGCCTGCGCCGAAAGTGACACTTTACCCCAAACCTCAGACGCCACATTCTTCAAGAGCCCCATGGCTGCGCCAAAACCACCCGCGCCCTGCACAAGACGGGTGAACCAGTAAACCAACTCACCAGCACCCACGATGAGGGCGCCGATGCCGGTGCGGATGAGCGCACCCTTCAAGAATACCAGAGCGGTCGCCAGTCCCCGCACTGAGAGGGCCGCGGCAATCATACCACCAACCCAGCGGGACGCCATGAAGCCGACGAATGTGACAGCATAGGTGCCAAAGCGCGCCAGATTGTCAAAGACCAGACGCAGCCCCTTGCCAAGCGGCCCGGTCACTTTGGCGAAATCCACAAGCAGATTGACTGTTCCCTCAAGGGCGGGTGCTGCGGCGACAGCCAGCTGGTTGGCGACGCCGCGCCACAGCAGCCCCAGGCGCGAGAGCGCATCATTGGTGCGTTCGATCTGATCGGCATCCTGTTCGGACACCACCACCCCGAAATCCCGCAAATCCTGCGTGGCTTGGCGCAGGGTGGCACTGTCGATGCGTGCCATGGCGATGGAGCCTTCTTCGCCAAAGAGCTGACCGGCCACGGCGGCGCGCTCGGCCACGGGGATGAAATCCGTGATCGCGCTGTTGATGGCATCAACCCGCGCATCCAGTGGCATGCCGAGCAGGCCTTCGGCAGAAAGCCCCAAGCGATCCAAAGCATCGGCGGCGGGACCGGTGCCGGAGGCGGCCTGGCTGAGGCGCCGGGTCAGGTCTTTTGTGGCCTGCTCGATACCCGACATGGACACACCCGCGAGCTCGCCTGCGCGTTCCAGCGTCTGGATTGAAGCAACTGTCGTTCCGAGCGATTGCGCGAGCTTGGCCTGTGCATCCACCGTTTGCAGGCCCGAGCGGATCATTAAGGAACCGGTTGTCTTCACCGTTACCGCCAGGGCGGCCAGCCCAAGATTGGCGCGCAGCCAGAAACGTGCCATGCGTTGGTTGGCTGCATCCATCTCGCGCGTCAGCTTGCCGAAACCGCGCGCGCCGGCCGCGCCGACACCTTCAAGTTCGGCGCGCACCTGCTTGCCGCCGGTGGCAGACAGCCGGACAGAGACTTGTTTGGTGGCCATTTGAATGAATGTCCTGGTTCAGTGGTTCAGTGGTTCAGTGGTTCAGTGGTTCAGTGGTTCATATCGGAGCCGGAACGCGCTTCTTCATTGATCTTGCGCACCATGACCGCCTCGATTACGGGCAATAGCTCTGCCATTGCTTTTGGTGGCACACCAAGTGCTGTACCCAGTTGTAGGGCTGCCCCCAGGTCCCAGCCGATGACGGATGTACCAGCAATGCGCAGCTGCCCGCTGAGGCGCTGGACCAGATCCCAGACCTGCCAGCCCTCATAGGTCAGCGGTGCGTTGAGGGCTTGCGGGCAGTCCGGGCACGTGCGCGTGCAGGCTTTGCAGTAGGTGCCGCCCCCGCCGAACTCCCAGTCGGCAAGGGCGGTGAGACGTTTTTTTCTGCATCCAACAAAAAGCCGGAATTGACATATTTGGTCTGGAAGGCCTCGAAGAGCGGCCACACCTCAAGAAGGGCGTCGACGCCTTCGGGTGTGACCGATACGGGTTTACCTTCTGCGTCCCCGATGCCGTCCCAATCCGTGATGGCGATCCGTGCCACGGCTTTGGCCATGACAAGCGCCAAATCGTCGTTGTTCAGCGCGTCGATCTGGTCGCCGAGCGCCGCAACCCGGGGGTCACGCCGTGCGGCGATCATCACGGCGGTGCTCATGGGCGCGACCAGCACACGGACGCCGTGGTCGAGATCAAGCCATTTAGGGGTGTTTGTGAGGTTAAGCTGCAGCATGGCTGTATCCTTTGCTGGTAATTGGGGCGTAAGTTGCGAAAATTTATCATCCGCTCACAAAGCAAAACTCTAGATACTTTGCTTTCTGGTGTGTCTTTCGAGAGCGTGATCGAGCCCATGTCCCCACATAGGCACCTGCCTCAGGTGAAGCCCCCCTTGTGTAATGCATGGGGGGCTTTTTTTGTCACCGCCACGCGTTAAGACACCAGCTTAGTATCAGAAAGGTTCAGCTTGAGCATGGATCAGTAATCATCGATACCGTTTGCGATCGTCACACTGACCATCGGATCCCCGTTTACCTGCTGGGCGGCCTGCCAGGCAAAAGTCACCTGTACACCCTGCGGCCCGGAGATTTCCCGACGGGGCCGTGGCAGAAACACCCGCGGGACGGATACAGTGAGCGCTTCCCCCGTGGGTAGGGCGTAGCCGAACGTCAGCGCGCAGGCCTGACCGCCGATGGCCTGATTGAGCAGCGTCGCATCGGCAAATCGCACGGTGATATTGCCCGTCATGGCGGCGATTGACGGGTCGGCACCCTCGATCTTACCGTCCGCGCGGATCGTCTCGATGCGATCAAGGTTATTTTGATAGGTGAGTTCGGCGCTGACGATGTTGCCGATGTTCACACCGTTGCGCTCTACCGATCCGTTGAAATGACCAAAACGCTTGAGAGACAGTGTCGAAGGCGTACCGACTTGGGTGGATGTACCCAAATCTTCGCCTTGGGCAACGATCTCGACGGTTGATGTGAGCAGCCCCGACCGCCCCATGGTCCAGGTAAAGCTGTCCACCATGCAGCCGGAATACATTGCAAAGCTGGGCACCTCCGGCATGCCCACCTCGACAGAAAAGCTGGGTAGGCTCCAGTTTCCGCTCTCAAAGACGTGGGTATAAGGGCCCTCACCAGAGGTAACTGGCGCACCAAATGCACCCTTCATCCAAAAGCCGTAAGCTTCCGCATCGATTGGGACAACGACGTTGCCATCTGCGGTCAGTGCATCCTTAATCGGCTCAAGCGGATCACGACCGTAGCCCAAAAGTTCTGACGCCTGTAGCGGCTGCTCGGCACCCAGCGACGCCGTCGCAAAGGGCATTTTGGTAAAGCCGCTCGCAGGCGGGGTGCCATAAGTTGTCTCGAACGCCAGCGCCATCTGCGCCCGCGCCCCTTGGGCTCGTGCCATCGTGTGTCTCCTTGAATGTCAGCTGTGTTGTCAGGCCAGCGCGTCGTTGGTGGCGTAATGCAGAAGGATCGGAATGATTGCCGCTTTGATTGCCGCACTTCCCTCAACAGGCAGATCGACCGGCTCTGGTGCCTCGGCCTCGACCCAGTCACAGCGCCCACGCAGTGTGCGATCGGCAGCAATCGCAGCCCCGATCCGCCCGATCAGGCGGTCAAAGCGCGCGTCGCGCTCTTCGCTGGTCTGGATGATCACTTCCAGTTCAGCGCGATGCTGGTAGTGATACATCAACGGCGATAGCGTCACACCAGGCTCGCCGGGATTGCCGTCGCGCAGGATCATAAGACCAGCAGGCGGGATTCGTTCGGGCAGGACCTCGCCGCGCAGGACTGGCACATGCGGCACCGTGCGCAACAGGTCCGCCAGGGCGGTCAGGATGATTTCTCGTGGGGTGGGCATTTGAAAGCTCCGCCTTAACCTGCAAGATTAGTTATCAGCAGTTTGGTATTCAGGACTGTAACCGATCTTCGTCAATCAAAGGGCACGGCCATGTTGAAAAGTGAAGGCACCAGGTTGTCGACAATCCATAGCCATGTACTCCGGCTCACCTGCGTATGCGGCCGCACGGCCTCTGTGTGCGTTAGTACGCTGCTGGCGCTCAAGAGCCCTCCAGCGACCGTTGGTGATGTGGTGGCGAAAGCGCGTTGCACAGGGTGTGGCCAGACAAATGTGCAATCCTGCGAGATCGTGTATGAAACACCTTTTAATAGTGCCGCGAATTATCAGCGATAAATTAAACATATGATGTTTAACGCGCGCAATGGCATCTCATCGGGCCGGACCGTTTAGAGGCTTTGGCACAGGAAACCTTGGCTTTCTTGGAAATTTACTAGTGCGCACAGAGCATGTGAATAAAGTTGGAACAAACCCATGCTGCTGGGCAAAATCGTTCGCTTCCAAAAGCGTGAATTTTTCGACGGCTGCAATATGGATTTCAGATCCATCGACAACCCAATCGACGCAAATCTCATCTTTATTGAGTTGCTGTTCTCGACAGACGAACTCAATAACTTCCTGCTCCTCCACCTCTCGAACCATGTTCAGCCGCACTGTGCGGAAAAGAACATGCTCGCGTGGAACAACTGTGGTCGTAGCTATGGGGGGCGTTGATAGTTTGGCTGCCAGAGAGAGTAATTTGCCCATTCTGACGGGAAGGTCATCTCCAAACGCTGCGACGTCACCAATGACGCAGGGCTCGCCATGCAAGTCATAGAGGAGTCGGATCGCTCCTGATGACAAATCCAGCGTAAATTGAGGATGCATTGAAAGGGCTCCAGCTCGATCTCCGGCCGCAGTACGCTGCCTACTCAACGATCGTCCAGTTTCGTTTGTCTTTCAAGTGATCTGATCGCTTTTTGGGGGCTTGGCTGGAGCGAGCCACCACGTATAAGCCCATATATTATGGTGACCTGGTTGGAGGGGGCGTTATCTTCATAACCGCAAATCAGCGTTTCTTCTTGAAGGGCAACCAGTCTTGCATGAGGTGGATTGTGTCGCCCGCGACCTCACAGCAATCTTGATGCCAGTAAGTATCGCTCCCGGCATCGTGCAGCACAGTCTCATCTCTGGCAAAACACCAGCTGCAGACATGTTCGCCATCAACCTTCTCAAGCTTCATCTCAGACATACTCACCACACTACTCTTACCCAAGACAGGCATTGAAGTGGGCCAGCTGCTGCTGCGACTTGGGAAGGACGACAGCTGACCCAAAGGGGCATATGCAAACACGAGAATCGGCAAGTGCCCCACAATGCCATGCGACCGCAAGAAGCGGGCCGCACGTTGATATCTATCAATATTCTGAAAATAAGGCGAACTTATGACAAGGTGGTGACCTTACCCTTCACCCAATTTGCCACAATCGCTCCTGGAATGCGCTCCTGAGCGGCTTTAGCGTCGCGTGCCAGATCAAGCCGCTTGCGCAGTTTGACCTGTGGGACCAGCAGGAAGATCGGCACGGTGGTTAATCCGCGTCCCGTTTTGGACCGCGAGGCCACACCGACGCCGCGGTTGTTCAGCCGCCCTTCGGCCACCAGCAGGCTCGGCCCGTTGCGCCGGTAGACAAACCGAAGCCGCAGTCCACGACGACGTTCCCATTCTCCCGGCGTGATGCGCCCACCACGGGAGGACTTGCCCGCGGCGGGTGTTGGGATTGCCAGCCAAAACCCGTCTTTCGAGCGAATAAGCGGCCCCGTATCATGCGCGCCGATAATCACCGGTGCCTTTGACCAGACGAGAGCGGCGGCATTCAGGCTGGGCTGACCTTTAGGATAGGTCGCTAAACGGACCGTGCGCGCCAAACGCTGGCCGAGACCCGCCCCGCTGATCTGCCCGCGCCAAGCTTTTTTCAGCTCTGTGCCGGCATCACCGATCGCCTTGGTGACGGCCTTTTCGCCTGCGGTGATTTCGGACGCCATCATGGCCCCGATATCACCAATGACTTCCAGATGTATCATAGCGTGACCTTTCAATCAGAAAGTGTGATCAGCATGCGGATCCGGCCACCAGGGCAGAAGCTCTGCGGTCCAGACCAGCCGCTCGCGATCGCGCTGTGGCGTGCCTTGCACCGCAAAGATTTCGCCTGCGATCTCGATACGGTCGCCCGCCGCAAGTTCCGGGCAGTCCGACACACGCACATCCAACACGACGCTGTCGCTGACGAGAAGCGCGGCGCCAAACTCGACCATGCGGTCCGGGCTGCGCCGCATCACGTGGATCGCAACCTCTGCCCCAACGCCGCCCTGCTGGTACCGCGCCGGGGTGGAGAGATTGGGATCCGCAAAGAGCAGATCAAGAGCAGCAAGGAATGCCGTCATCTCCGTTCTGCCTCAGTTGCCCGAGTGCAGGCGGATGGCCATGCGGGGCCGCTTGTTCACGGGCAGGATCGAGCTTTCGGTCATCAGATCGATCCA